GAACCTGTTGAAGGTTGCAAGCCTTCTAGTGATCAGCTAGTTGCGTACAACAGGTTGGGTTTTCTTAGAATACTATTCTAAGGGAGGGTATAGATACAAGAACCTGGGAGATTTTACCTCCCAGGACTTGTAAATATTATTTAGAATGAACCACCAGTTACTGGGTTTCTCATAACAATCTTCAATACCTTAGTTGGATCTTTCACCCAAATAGCAGGCATAGTTTGTGTCATGAATACACGGTATCCGTTGAAGTTTCCAGAAGACTGGAATCCTTGTGTACGGCCCATGTAGTCCATTGTACCGTTTTGATAGAACCACTTCAATTGGTTATCCCAACTTAACTTTAACAAGTAGATGTTATCGTTAGTGTTATCAGTTACATCAAAAATGATGAAGTTGTAAGAAGATAATGGGAAACCATCAATGATTGGATTCTCAATATCATTAGTGTGGATGTTATCAAACGCTGGGTTCAATACAAACTTAACGTTAGCTAAGAAAGGAATAACGTATTGAGTGTAAGCAAAACCAAAGTTTAGATCCATACCTTTTCCAGTGATAGCACCAACTTCAGAAGCGTTGATTACTAAACCAGAATTGATAGCTTCTTTCTTAATAGCTTCGTTGATCAATTTCATACCACCAAGACCTGTTTGTACAACTAGTGAACGCTTAGGATCTGGACCTTGAAACTCAACCTTACCATTGAAGAAGTTGAAGATTTCAGACTTAAATAAATCTAAGTTGAAAGAACCTTTGTTGTAGATACGCTTGAAAGAGTTATCTAACTGCTTCCAAAGACCCACTGATAAACGGATATCATCTGGACCATCTTGCTTAACTTTACCACCTTGACCCCACATTAAGTAAGTCTCAATGTCATTAGCAATCTTAGTCAAATGAGCTGCTTCCATGTTAGTTAAGAATGTACGAGTCAACTGACCTGATTGGTAAGCTTTCTTTACATAATCTTTACCCATTTTAGAAGCCATGTCCTCTAAAGAAGAAACAGAAGGATCAGCATTTTGGTCAAAGTTTCTCCATAACTCAGTTACAGGAACTGTACCGTCTGCTTTCATACCACCTTTCATCATTAAATCAGCTCTAGAGCTAACAGAATAGTGAACGTGAGCTTCTGCACCACCAACGTAGTTGTAGAATTCACGGAAGCCTGCATTGATGTTACCGATGTCAGAGAATCTTTCACCGTACTCACCACGTGCAGAACCTTTACGGAAAACTTTAGTACCAACTTTTAAATATTTGTTATCCAAATACTTAGCGTTGTCGTTGTTTACTAATTGTACTGTGTAGATGAAACCGTCACCAGCTGGGATAATATCATCAGCAGTGATGTACATTTCAACACCATTGTACTTGTCATAAGTGATGATATCACCATGACCGAAAGAACGCTTATTTACTTTAATCTTGAAAGACTGACCATCAACGCCTTTTGTTGCGTTAGCTGATTCAATATCTTCCACGATATAAGGAAGATCCTGTGTTACTGGGATCTGCCATTTGTACTCACCACGAGCGTTATCTACTGCGATAACGTTCTTACCACCGAAGCTAGACATCTGGTACAAAGGCATTTCTACTTTTTGTGCCATAGCCCACAAATCTACAGGACCTAAGTCTGTAGGTTCAGCTGACTTCAGTAAGTTTGAAAGGTGATACGAATCTACGTGTGAACTTGTTTGATAGCTGGTATCACGTAGAAATATACCATTGTTCAAAACTGGAGTTGCCATAAGGCTTTTTAATTTAAAGGGTTAGAAATTATAAAAGTTATCTTTTAAATATATTTGTGGGTCTAACGAGCTTTCTAGATCTTGGTTCATCATCTTCTTGGTAAGTACTTACATTCTTTCTTGACTGCTCAGTTTTTAACTGACGTACTGTTTGCTCTACAGCTTGATTCTTTCCTTGTTTTATCAAGTTCTGTCTGTATGCTTCCGGATCTGATAACAACCAAAGTGCCTCAGCTATCAAAGGGTAATTTGGTTCTACAAATTGGTATTTCTCTAATAGGTGTCCCAACTGATTAGTAGGTCTTCCACTAATGGATGGGTACTGGGGCTGAACTAGTCCACTATATAACTGAGCTTGTGTTTTCTTATCTAACTTCAGACCATTAATTTCTGCTGGTCTTAAAGCTTCAAACACATTTTGCATGTAAGCGTCAGCAGCTTGTTCCTGCTGAATCTTTCTGTTTTCTTGCTCAGCAAGTTGGGATTGTACAATCTCTTCTTGCATCTGATCTAACTTAGGTTTAAACTGCTTGGCTTTTTTCTCAAGCACTCCTAAGTCTTTCCAAGTAGTCACTTCTTCATCAATCTCATCTGCTGAACCAAAATTGGTAGCTTGTAAGTATTGACGAATGATAAACTCCTGATCATTGTCTTTTGTAGGATCTAATTCACGAACTTGTTCTACTGCTGATAAGGCTGAGAATAAACCTTTAAGGTCTTGTCCTCCATCCATTACATATTTAGCAGCATACTGAAGTTCATCTGGTAAAGACTCAAAGAACTCTTTTGGAGTTTTGGCAGCAACTTCTTGTTTTAAATTATCAACGTTTGCTTGCCATAACTCATCTATATCTTTTTCTGTTAGACTACCTAGGTAATCTCCCAGATCTTGTTTGCTTTCATCATAGTCATCAAAGGCAAACATTTCCTTTGACTCTATGCGTTTTTTAAGAAACTCAACCAATCCAGATTTCTCTGTTTTTGGTCTTCCTGCTTTTCCAGATTTAGAATCATCCTCATCATCAAGGTCATCTAAATTGTCTATCAGCTCTTTAGCTTCTTCTTTACTTACTTTAGGTAGTGATGTTCCATGGGAAACGTCACCTTCCTTATCACTAGTTTGCTTGTCATCTTCTTTGTCAAGAAAACTTAGATCTGTTTTAGGTTGACTAAATATGTTAGGTTTAATATCTGTAGGTTCACCTGCAGAACCAGTAGTGGGAGTAACAATACTATCCGCTCCTGGAGCACCTAACCAACTGTCAATATCAAGATCTACTTGTTGTACATTAGTCTGTACAGTGGTTTGATTATCAGCCATAATTGTTGGGTTTTTTATGTAGAACTATTTAAGTACCTCTACATAAATAATATACAACTTTAAACCCTAAAAATTTACGGTGCAGTGTGTGGGACGAGCTAAAGTGAATAGTATAGAGCTATAACTATTTAGATTTTTTACCAGTGTCGTACTTATTCTTATTTTCTCTAGCTATTTGTAATTGTTTGTCAGCTATTTCTTTCTGAGCTTGTAGTTTTTCTCTATCAATATCTAACTTAGCTTTAGCCATAGCATTTTTATTTACTTCAGACTCTCGCTTAAAATTAATTTGATCCTTGTACTGATCTCTTTGACGAATTTCAGTCATAGCATCTTTAAAGTCAGACTCTTGGTTTTTATTAATATCCATCATAGAACCATATCCAGCTGCTCTAATTTCAGAAACCAATATATCTTTTTCACGATCCTTCTGAGCTTCATCAGCTTTAAACTGCATATCCATTTGTTTCTGGCGTTCTTGAGAAGCCAACATCTCTTGCTGCATCTGCTGCTGCTGTTGCATTTCAGCTTGTTTCTGAGCATTAGTTTTCTCTTCTGCAGATTTAAGTACACCTGTTAATTCAGCAATTGATTCAGACTTAATCACGTTTCCTAAATCGTATATAGAAGCACCTGTTGTGTTGTTGTTTATAGCCAAAGACTTCAACTGTTCCATGATTGCTCTGGAGTTAGTCTTTGTTGTACAGAAAATATTTAAGTCTCTCATTAATAAATCTGTACCATCCATTTCAAAATGGACTTTTTCATCACCACCACTAATGTATTGTAATCTTAAACTAGGTTTCTTAGAATGGTAATACTGAGCTAGGTCAGTTCTCATTTGGTGAACTCTTGGCATTAAGTTATCACTGTGTTGTATAAAGTACTGTTCAGTTTGAGCATAAGAAGCGTTCATAGCCTGTTCTACCCCTGTTGCAGTCTGTTGAGCAATAGTTTCACCCATACGTTGAGGATTCAAGCCAATGGTCTCAAAAGCTTGATTCTTAAAGTAGGCACCTAGTTGTATACGAGATAACAAACGGTTTGTTTGTTCTAAGTTCAAAACTTGATAGTGCTGAAAGTTTAAAGCATTCTCTGTATTGGTAATAGAAGTATCCAATGGTAACATTTGGAAGTTCTTCATAGCCACATAGGCTTTAGCCAGATTATTTTTACCCCAGTCTTCTCCCATGGAGTGACGTGGCAAAGAGTTCTGGTCTAACATGATCACCGTGCCGAGTTCATCTACTAAAATGTCTGCGATCTGGTTATTCACTATATTATAGCCTATTTGGTAAGGTTTCATTAGATCTACTAATGAAGTACTTCTTGTATTTCTATCTCCAAAGACTGCTCCCTCTACTGGTAATTTACAACCATAAAGTGTTGTGTCTCCTTTAAACTGGAATGGAATCTTACCTGGCTTACCACCATTAAGACCTAAGTAAATTGGATTGATACCTCCTGGGTTATTCATACCCCAGAATGCAGGACGATTAGGTCCAATTTTAATACCACCCCAAGTTTCATTAATCCATATCCAATCTATATGTTCACCAAAGATTAAATTGTCTTTAGTTTTATCTTTATAAATTACAGTGTTGTACTGAGGTTTGTCAGTTACTTTATATACTTCTGTAACAATTTCTTGTATGATCTCCCCTTCTTCTGTAATCTTAGTTAAGTGACCCAATTTTCTTTGAGACTTCCAGTATACTGTAGATACTCTTAAAAGGTGTGATTTACCAAAGTCAATAGTATCTTCTGAATCTGATAATATCCATTCTACAATATCTCCTGTACCAAACTTAGAATCATATACAGATGCATATTGTCTGTATCCGAGACTTGGCATTTGCGTATTCCAATCATGAGATCTGGTAGGATCATAATAAGTTCCATCATTCTGATACCCTTGTACAGCATAGCCTGCAGAACGTACAGGATAGATAGCTTCTAAAGCTTCTAATTGCTCTTGGTTCATCATCCAACCAAACTTATCTATGACATCTGATACACTCATCATATCCATTTTACCTACCCAGTTACCCTGAGAGATATAACGAACATCTGGTGATTTATGATAAAAAGTAAGTAGTGGATTCCAAAGTTCTAGCTCGTAGTCATTTTCTCTCATATCAAAATGCCAGAACTCTCTATCTGTAATAAGCATGTCTCTGAAAGCACGCTCTTCTAATTCTTGTAATTTAAATCTTTCTTCATCTACAGACATCTGATGTGATGCCCATTGTTCTATCATAGAACGATAATCTTTTTTAAAGAAAGATTCAATTTCAGGTAGTGATTTTAAATTATCAACAGACATCATCTCTTGAGCTTCCTCACTCTCTGGGTCCATACCTTGGTTAATCATATTGATAACCATCTTTTGCTGAGCCTTTTGTAATAACACTTGCTCAACCATTGCTCTTTTTTCCTCTAGCATTTCATTGTAGGAAATATCATCTACAGCTTTAAACATAATTCTAGAACTACGTTTAGAAAACTCATTAGCTAGTACATTCACCACATTAGGAATAATTGGATAGAACTTTAATTCTAAAGCAGACGCATCCTCTTTAGTTAGTGTATCTATCAAATCAGCCATTTCATTATCTTCCTCAACTATATAATCAGATTTGTCTATAATACCTTTAGCCAACTTGTAGTTCTTCATGAGTCTACGAGCATTACGTCTAAGTTGCTTCATACCTTGAAACTCTAGCCAATCTAGGTTCCAAGCTCTCCACTCTTCATCTTTCTCTTTTTCAGGTAAAAACTGTATAGGTTGGGTAAGTGTACCCATCTTATTATAGTCAGCTTTTTTACCGGATTTGAGATCCAAAGCATTATATATCTGCATGATTCTTAATTATTTAAGTCTGCTGAAGTATCTACAGCTGTATTAGTAAAAGTTGAACCTGATCCAATAAATGAAGGATAATTAGTAGTTGTACTCCAAGTACCAATAGGGGGATAGATAGCCGTACCACTACCACGTACTAAATTTATGGGTGCCTGTTTTGGCTCTTCTTCTTTTAAAATAAGTAAAGCTTCCTCTAATGTAAGAGAGCTTTCTTTTATTAAACGAGATAGGATGGCTACTTTCTGAGCATGTAAGGTTACTTCTACTTCCATTATCTTATATTTTTAAAGGGATTTCTAGGGGGTTGCATAGAATTAGGACCTCTTTTAGAGCTACCCATATGCCTAAAGGGGCTATAATTTAATTTACTAAATTTTTGGGAGTTATCCAAATGAGTTTTGGTAACTTCTACACGTTTAGCCAAGCCTCTGTTAGATTGTTGAACTTTAGCAAAAGCTACTAGTGCAGCAAAAGCTACCAACCTATCCACGTTGACACCATCTTGGTAAGCTTGCATTTCTTTTAAAAGCATTGGATCAGGTATTCTCTCTACCCCATAGATGGTTTTTACAATGGTTCCATCAGCTAAAGTTTCTGTATCTAATTCTTCTTTTAAGAATTCAATAGCATAGGATAAGATGTTTCCTTTGAACAAAGTACCTACGTTTTTCCAACCATATTCTTGGAATACATTTCGGTTGGCTCCAATATCTTTTAAAAACAGAATCATATCCTTAGGAACTAAATACTTCTGTTTTTTCTTACTAATCATGTACTGGATAAATAGAGCTACGTTATTCTCCACTATCGTCCAGGCATTATACCATTCAATTAATAACTCTAGTCTTTCATGGGTTTTATTGATATCATCAAAACGTCCACACCAGCTAGCTACAATCTTATCCCTTTCTATACTGTTCTCTACGTTACCATCTCCATTGTCTTTGATAACCTCCACTGGGTTCTTGTATATGTAGATAGCACATAAAGAGTCTGATGTATTGGTCTTACCTTCTCCTACAGGATCTACAGAACCATAATACATACCAAAGCTTGGGTCTTTATGAGGTCTTTCGTAAATACAAATTACACCTTCTTTGTCTTCTGTCTTTTTAGAAATAGGCCACTCAGTAATAGGAATCTTTCTTGATGGTTTATCTTCAATCTTTCCTTCAGCATTTCTGGATAGTTCTAAATACTCACATCCGTATTGTTTGTCTTGAATACGTTGCATTTGTTTAGATAACAAGTGTGGTGGGAATATAGAAAGCTTTCTTGTTGCAAAAGCCTCTTCTATGTTTCTGGGATGCTGAGATATTTCTAACTGATAAGCTGCCGGTTCTAAATCTCGTTTTAATCTTTGGAACTCTTCCTCTAAAGCATCTAATGCTTCTTTAACTAATGAGTTTCCATACTTATCAATATATGGAGGCATAGACCACTGTTCAGGAATAAACAATCCTGTAATTCCTATAGTTCCATTACTATCTATAAGATTTGATGTAACTCCATAAAATCCATTCTCTCTTGGTTTTTCTATGTATAGTTTTAAAGGTTCACATTGGTCCAAGTCACCCACTGATCCAGCAGCTATAAACTGACCTGTGATCATATGACCAGACTTTAATGCTGGTTTCATATATCCATAAGTGTCTTGCATACTTGGAGCAATGCCTGCCTCCTCATGAAAGAAATAAGTTACAGGTCCACCGACACCATTGGTTGGATTCTTTTCAAATGAGTATGAGTTAATACTAGACTTTAATCCTCTGTAAGTATCTCTACCACCAACCCTTACTTTAATCTGTTGGTTCCATGCTCCTACTTTATCAGGTTCTGCCGGACGGTACCAAGCAGTATGTTCATTTAAAAAGTTTCGGTATTCTTCTAAGAATTTCCAAGAACCCTTTTCATTAATATAGTCTTTAAGACTAGCTCCTATTTTAAGTACAGATCCTTCTTCAAATACCCATTGGTTAATTAATTTAGCCATATGGAAATAAGAAGACGCTATCTGACGTTTCTTTAAAATAACAGCATGAGACCAGTGTAGTTCTGCAAGATGTTCGTACAAAGCCATGTGATACTGAGCATCTCTGACTTTAGCAAAGTCAAATCGTTTTTCTTCTTTGTCATAGATTGGTAAAAAGTTTAACCACATGTAGTAATCTCTGGTGATATACCATATGCAGCCATTATTTTTTACAATGATTCCTTTTCTGCATTTAAGCTTCTGATCATCCCAGTAAGCTATAAAGTCTTT